TTAGGCTGCTTAGTTAGCTTATCTAAGAGGCCACGCTCTTCTAGCTCACCTACATATCCTGAGCTACCGACAGAGTGCTTAAGTAACTCTGGATGATCAGAGAGCATACGCAAAGCTGTAAGCTTTGACATTACCTTGCCCTTGAGGGCATCCATAACATCATTAGTCTTCTCACCGGTGTAATGGGAGAACAAATCAAAACCAGAACCAAATGAGTCAACAGCCTCATCTAAATCAGAAAGAAGTTCCCGTGCTATTTGATTGTAAAGCTTAGCCCCTGCGCTATCAAACTCTACCAGGATAGGCTCAGCAAAGATTGTATCCGGTAGGTATGGTGCTACATCTGGATCTTGCTGGCGTTTACGCACCGTAGCTTTAGATAGAGTCTTACTGAGAGTGGTTAAATTACGGTAGCGCTCTACGCCACCGAAGCGATTGCGAACAATGAATGTCTGATCAAAGAGATCAAATCTACCTAAGACCTTAGAGTCTACAAACTGCATGATTGAGTAGAGTTCTTCTGGCTTGCCGTTCTCTACTGGTGTACCGGTAAGTGCAAACCGAACACTGCTCTCTAGTTTTTTAACATGCTTTGATCTTTTAGATCTGAAGCTTTTGATAGCTGTTGCTTCGTCACAGACGATGAATCCTTTAGCAAGTTTTGAGACCCACTCCCAGTCATTAACAACTTGTTCATAGTTGATAATGACATAATCAACGAGCGTATGCCCCCAGTCAAGGGCGTCCTTGTATTGGGTTTCTCTTTGAGCTTTGGTTCCATCAATGACCAAAGGGTGTGCAGCGCCATCTGTAAATTTCCTAATCTGATCTGCCCATTGGTATTTAAGGGAGGATAAGCAGATAACTATACCAGGTTCATTGATAGCACCTGTGTCTTTTAGTTCTTCAAGGGCAGCAATAGTTAAAACAGTTTTACCTAAGCCAAGGTCGTAAGCAACAAGCATTTTCTTGCGCTCTACCATAGCCTCGACAGCCTCTACCTGATAGGGCAGAAGTGTTCCTGTAAAACTCATATGAAAGCCCGCTCTCCAAACACAGAGTGCTTTGCACCCTCTATTCCCATTATAACCTGATCCTCAGGCATATCGCCAATGTCTTTATCTTCTCCAACATAGTTAAAGAAGAAACATTCAAGCCCCTCTTTGCGTGTACGAGCAAGCATCTCACGGGATGCCTTCTCACCGGCGGGGTCAATCTTAGGATTATCAAATGCAATGATGAGCTTGTCTGCACGACGCATGAGGTCTACTTGATCCTGGCTGATAGATGCGCCAAAGGTTGAGACACCGCCTTCAACTCCCAATGACGAGAGTCTTACTACATCGAGTGGCGATTCAACTACGATCATAGTTCCGCTTGTCCAGGCATCTAGTCCAAACAATGTTGTTGACTTCTGCACACCGGTAGGGCGGTTGCGGAAGTATCTATTAACCTGACCCTTTTCCTGCCAACCCATAAGCTTGTGGTTATCTGGATTGCGGATAGGTGTGATCCAACCCTGCTGCTGTGCATCCCACAATACGCCATGCTTAGCACATGCCTCTGCAGTGAGACTGCGTGCATCAAGAGCCCACTGAGGTGGCTCTACAAAGACGGCAAGACGAGCCTCACTCATCTCAATAGGACGCTGTACTGGTACGTAAGTATTCTTTGCATCCTCTAGCTGTTTAGCAAGCAACTCAAAGTTAACTTCGATGTTACTGCGAAGCCATGCCTTAGCTGCATCAAAATCAAGACGACCCCACTGGGTTTCAAACTCATTGATCTCTGCAACAAGAGTCAGTAGAGTTCCCCGGTATCCACAGGAGAAGCAATGGTGGACACCGGTCTCTACGTTCATTGACCATGAGGGACGAGAGTCTGGACGACCAGTACGTTCTAAGTGCATGGGACATAGACCAAGCAACTCATCGTTGCGTTGGTTAGTCTCAATACCTAGTCTGAGAAGTACAGACTCTACATCGCCCTCACGATACATTAGTCCTCCAAAAGCATATTCACGCCAGGCATTGGGGCCGTGGCAAGTGTTCCGCACTCAATACATTCCATGGTTTCAAAGTAGGCAGCTACTACGCCTTCTTCATCCCAGCTTACTTTTAAGTTCCAGACATAGCATCCGCAAGGACAAACCATTGTAGGTTCGCCACGTACGTCCATGGCCTTTGTGTAATCTGGCTTTACTTCGTAGATGTCTTTAATAGTCGTTTCCTATCTAGTGGTGTAGTCCCTGCCCAGATACCTTCTAGGTTAGGATCCTGTAATGCGTACTTCAGGCAATCAGTTTTAATCCAACAATCATTACATATTTCTTTGGCCCTGTTAACTGATGCATAGTCCGTATATCTTTCTGGAAAGAAAGTATTTGGATCTTCACCTACGCACAGCTGGGTACCATTAAAAGGATTGAATTGGAGTGCCAAAGGCTCCATACTCTTCAAACTTACCCTCCTCCCAATCCCATAGAAGGTCACTACTTGCTGGACCACTATTACGGCTAGCAACGATGCGAAGTTCACGAGAGGAATCGTCTTCTTCATCTTGGCGTTGTAAGCCAAGAATCACATCAGAGTCCTGGAAGAATGATGATGAGTAACCGATTGAGTCTGCAGATACTTGGCCCTTCTTCATCTTCCATAGCAGTACCTGTGTAGATACTACAATAGGGATGTTAGCCTTCTGTGCAAGACGCTTTAGGTTACGAGTAATGCTTGTCAAAGCTTGTGGAGTATTAGATTCCCCGCTAGCTTCATCAACCATAAGATAGACACCGTCAACAAAAACAATGTCAGGCTTAATCTTTTCAATCTTTGCCGCCAATCCGGTTACTGTCATGGCAGAGGTGCTATCTGTAAGATAAAACTTCTGCATTTCTTCCATGCGTTCTAGTGCTTCTTTGTAGCGTCGCTCCTCTTCAAGAGTTAGCTTTCCACGAACCAAACGAGAGTGGGCAATGTGAGCACGCATAGCATCATGACGATGCTGTTGCTCAATGTTACTCATCTCAAAAGATTGGAACATAGGTACGTGGCCATCTTCGTGCACATTCACCGCAATCTGCATAGCGAGTACAGACTTACCTGTCTTAGGTGGTGCGATGATTGTAATGAGCTGACCGTTCTGTAAACCAGCGGTAGCCTCATCAATAGTACGGAAACCTGTGCGATAACCTAATAAGCCACCGTCACGGTTCTTAAGTTCTAGATACTCATTGAAACGATTCTCTGCGCCCTTGGTAAGATCAACATCGCTGCTTTGGGTAGAGCCCTCATCATAGATAGTTGCAACGCCTTGGCTCATCTCAGCAATAGCTTGATCGTGGTTGCCGGCAGAGATATACTCTGCAGCGTTCTGCACCACCTCAATAGCTTTTTGTCTACGACGATACTCAACAAGTTGATCTACTAGGTACTCTAGTGAGTCTTCTACGGCAAGCAGGCGATAAGTAGGGAAGTTATCTTTAACAGTTACTGCGCTAGGTACTTCTCCGTAGCGTGTCCAGTGTGTGCGAATAAACTTCCACATAGACTTATTCTCGTCTACAAAGAACCAACCATCTTCTACTCCAGCCTCAAGTGCTGGGATAATCTCTCTAGTTCTTACGACCCTAGATATTAACCGCTCTTCGTTATCGGCTGCCATTCAAACCCCCCATATCCAAATACCAATGTCCGTACCGCAATCCACGGGCAGGTATATCAACTACATTTTTTACTTCCGGTCTGTATGGCAGTTCAGCTACTAGATCGGCAACAACGTTGTACGCATGTGCATAGTTAAAAGGATTTGTCCCAAGATTGTTTAGATCTTCTAGGACTTCGTCCATCTCTTTCTGGGTGTATCCAAAGCCAACAAGCTCTAGGACATACCCAAACTTCTCTGCAAATCTCCAGAACAGTGCTAATGAAAGTCGGTTATAGTTAATCTCTTCTGACGGGACAGGGATTCCTAGTACCTTCTTTAATTTTATACTCTTCTCGATGATGCAGTCAAGTGAGACTAGAACTCGTTGGGGGACATCGTTTGATATGTC